GGTGTGGTTACTTAACGCAGTATTACCAACAACACTAGCATCAGCTGCTCAAGCCATGGACGTGCCTCTTTTCTTTAATGTATCTTCAGGTTGTATCTTTTCAGGTTATGCAACCGCTGGTGGTTACGGTGAAGAAGTAGTACCAAACTTTGGATTGTTTGATGATAAATCATCTTGGTATAGCAAAACAAAGCATGCAGGAGAGCTATCACTAACTTCGAGTTTTAATTGTTATAATTTACGTATAAGAATGCCTATAGGTGAAATTTATCACCCAAAAAATCTTATTTCAAAAATGCTAAAATACGAAACCATACTAAATGAGGATAACAGCGCTACTTATATGTATGATTTAATGAATTTTATTTATAATGCAATTTTAACACCACCGCCTTTTGGCATTTATAATGTTGTTAGTTCGGGTACGTTTAAAGGTAAAGATCTTTTTAATGCATTTGATAAAAATAAAGAAGAATTAATTAGTGAAGGGCTACTTTCTGAAGATTGGTCTTTAGACAAAATAAAATTTGTTACAGAAAAACAATTTTACAAAGAAGGCATTACAGTAGCAAAACGAAGCAACTGTTTATTGAGCAATAAAGTAGCAACTGAACTTCAACTTCATGAATTCACAAACGTGGATGACGAATTTTTAGATAAACTGGTTAAAGGTTATATTGAGGATAAAAGATCTAAAGAAGCTGAACCAGAAAATGTTGTTAATCTTGCAGAAGTAAAAGAAGACGAAGATATATGAATGTTTTAGTTACAGGTGGTTTTGGTTTTATTGGCCATCATCTTGTTGAACGATTAGTTTTTAACGGTTATAAAGTAATTGTTTATGATGCTCAAACGTATGCTTGTGAATACGTTAACAAAGATGAAGTACCAAACACCTGGGGCATAATGGGAGATCTTTTAGACGCAAAAAAATTAGAATCAGTTTTTAAAATACACCAGTTTCATAAAGTTTTTCATCTTGCAGCTGAATCTCACGTAGATAATAGTATAGATAACCCAAATGTTTTTGCAAATACAAATGTAATCGGTACTTTAAATGTATTAAACCTTTGCAAAAAATATAATAAACAACTAGTACATGTATCTACAGATGAAGTATACGGTGCTTTACGTAGTGATGATAAAAACTGGAATGAAAAACAACCTTTACAACCTAATTCACCTTATTCTGCTTCCAAAGCTAGTTCAGATTTACTTGCTCTTTCGTATTATAAAACGTATGGGTTAGATGTTCGTGTTACAAGGTGTTGTAACAACTTTGGAACTGGTCAACATATAGAAAAACTTATACCTAAAGCTGTTATGTCTTCTATTTGTGATGATGAAATTTTGCTTTATGGTGATGGTACTAATAAAAGAGAGTGGATTCATGCAAAAGACCACGCGGACGGTTTAATAATTGTATCTGAAAAAGGTAAACCGGGTGAAATTTATAATATAGGTACCGGGGAAGAATTATCCAATAATCAAATAGCTAAAAAAATTATAAAATATACAAATAAAGAGGCTGTTATAAGGTATATTAGTGATAGACCCGGACACGATTTTAGATATGCTTTAAACTTTTCAAAAATTAAACGTTTAGGGTTTAGTCCAAAACGAAGCATTAATAATAGAAAGGAATGGAATGAAATTATTCAATTTTATACGAAACACTGGAAAACCCAAACCAAGATATCTATACGCAATAAAAAACGGTGATTACGCAGGCCATTTTTGCGCCTTTATTTACACAACACCTGAAAAGCATATATTTTTAACAGTACCAAACAATCAAAAAATAGAAGTACCACTAAAAGATTTTGAAGACGGGTTAAAAGAAGGGATAGTTGACTTTGTAGAAGTTCTTCCCCGTCATGTTTATAAAGTAATAAAAGCTCAATACGATGCAACCAACTGATTATATAACGGAACTTAAAGCTTACGAAAGTGAGATAGAAACAAAACCTAAACAACCTGATAATTATGTAGAATTGAAACATGGAAAAATATTTGGTATTGGTTTATCAAGAACAGGTACTACTTCTTTACATGAAGCTTTAAAAATTTTAGATAAAAACTGTTTTCATTTTCCTCAACACTTAATGAACTTTGTAAACTATGATGCAGCAGTTGATTCATCAACAGCATTTTGTTTTAAATTTTTAGATGTTTACTTTCCTAATGCAAAATTTATTTATACAGTAAGAGATATAGATGGGTGGGTAAAATCCATGTTAACATATTATGAAAAAGTAGTAAACCCTCAATCAAACCCCTTTAATGATAAAGTTAATAATATTTTATATGGTAAAACAAAATTTTTTAAAGAAGATATAGATAGTTTTAAAGCAGGATATGAAAAACATCATTTTGATGTAATGTCTTATTTTAAAGATAGGAAAGACGATTTATTAGTATTAGATATCATTGGAGGAGAAGGTTGGGAAAAATTATGCCCGTTTTTAAATTGTGAAATACCAGATGAAGCTTTCCCAAAAACTAATCCAACCAAGGATATTGATAAAGTTGCTGAATCTCTTAAGCTTAACCAACCACAAATCTTGGATGGAGAACTTATTATTAACGAAATAAGTTGACTTTTTACTTAGAGTAGTTAAAATCATTGTATGGTATCTTTAAGAGATAAAATACTAAAAGCTAAATCGGATAAAGAAATCGATTCTTTAGTAGATGAGTTTGGATCATACGAAAATGCTTCAACAAACACGAAAACAAAAGTAAATCGTGCAGTAAAGCAGAGACGTATTGAACTTTCAGATAAAGGCAGTAAAAAGTCTAAGTCAGTATTTGATGATATAAGAAAATGGGCAAGAGTAAGAGGTATCTACGATAGTGGAGATCAAAAAACTCAATACAT